TGTCACAGGACGAGACCGCTATGGAAGAGATTAACACAGGGTTTGACGTACACGCATACACTGCACAGATTATCTCTGATGCGGGTCAACCTACTGCTAGGCAAGCTGCCAAGGAACACACCTTCGCCCCTCTGTTTGGTGCGACAGGCTTTGGCAGGACTAAGGCAGAAGCTGCGTACTACACGCACTTCATTGCCAAGTACAAAGGCATAGCTAAGTGGCATAAGAAGCTAGGTGATGAGGCTATACGGTTCCAGAAGATAACCAATGTATCAGGTAGGCAGTATGCATTTCCCGGCACTACTAGAAGGGAAAACAATACACCCACTAACTTTACTAGGATTAAGAACTACCCTGTCCAAGGGTTTGCTACTGGTGATGTTGTACCTGTTGTATTGCTTGAGATTGACAAGCGGCTCAAGGATATGCGATCTTGCATAGTTAATAGTGTCCATGACTCAGCGGTCATTGACATACACCCTGATGAACAAAAGGAGGTAATCAATGTCATTAACGATGTTAACGACTGTCTTAATAGTATCATTGATAATTACTACGGCATAAAGATGAATGTACCACTACTTTTAGAAGCCAAGATTGGACCGAATTGGCTTGACACTAAAGATGTGATATGATATAACTGCGGTTCAAATGTAAGCTCAGAAAGGATATATAATGAGCAATGAGTTATCTACGACAATGGCAAGTGCAGACCTTGCTGCAGCTATGGGTTTCAGTGCAGATGCTGATATGTCTATGGGTTCTTCCAGTGGCCCTAACCTTTCACGACTAGCACAAGTACAGGCTCCCATCATGAAGGAGCAAGTAGATGAAGACGGTGAGCTAGAAGAGAAGGTAGTAGTACCCTTGGGTGCTTACAAGCTTACTGACTCAGAGGGTACGACTGTATATAGCCGTAGTGCTACCATCCGTTTGTTTGCACAGCGTCAGCAGTGGACTCAATGGGATAGTGAAAACAACGCTATGAACAAGACTGTCATGGCTACTGTACTCAAGGGTGATCTTAAAGACACCAAAGGTACGTTCAACCTTGGTCGGCCTAGTGCATACATCAAGGATTGGGATGCTGTTGATGAAGACACTAAAGCTGTTATTCGTAGCGTTAAGAACACTAAGGTTTTGTTTGGCAAGGTTAAGCTAGGTAAAGTTACTGATGAGAATGGTGTAGCTGTAAAAGGTTACGACTCAGAGATTGACTTTACGATGGACGTAAAGAATGCTGACAGTAAGCGTTCCTTGGATGCAGTACTTAAAGATATTGTATCTAAGAAGCTGTTGCCTATTGAGCATACGATAACACTTGCTGCCAATAAGGAGACCCTGCCTACAGGTAACAAGTACGCTACTATGGTTGCTAACTTGGGTACTAAGGCTAAAATGGTTCCAGAGGATCACGCTACAGTACAGGCTTTCGTTGACTACATTGACTACGGTAACGAGTATGTACTTAGCAAGTGGAAGTCTTTACGTAAGCCTGATGTGGCTATAGACCCAGCTACACTTGACGCTATCGTGCAAGTAGAAGAAATTCCTTTCTAGGATGGACTTTGCACACGCTGCTGAACTACCCATTAAGATACTCATGCGTGATGCTACTTTAGGCCAAGCAGAAATGTCAGAAGCAATAATTGAGAACGTTGCTTCTGACGTATCGGCAGGACTAAACAAGCAATTCAACGGTGGGCCACGGGATAAGTTCAGGCTTAGAATGTCCAACATAGGACGCGCTAAGTGTCAACTCTGGTTTGAAAAGAACATGCCAGAAGAAAAAGAACCAATGCCAGAGCAGTTCATGATGAACATGATGCTAGGCGATATAGTTGAGGCAGTATTCAAAGGTATCCTACGCACTGCTGGTGTAGAGTTCCAAGACAATGAATACGTGTCGTTAGACTTAGGGGGAGGTAGACGCCCAATCAAGGGTGAGTATGACTTAGTGATGGCTGGCAGGGTAGACGATGTTAAGAGTGCATCTGATTACTCCTACACTAAGAAGTTTGTTGACCTTGAGACACTACAGGCTAGTGATCCTTTTGGCTACGTAGCACAGCTTGTAGGCTACGCTACAGCAGCAGGTAAGAAGGTTGGGGGATGGTGGGTAGTCAACAAGGCTAATGGTCATCACAAGTACGTTTCAGCCAAGCACGTAGACGTTGAGGCTGTCTTGGATAAGATGCGTGAAACGTATGACTACCTAGATAACAATGAGCCACTTGAGCGTCAGTACACAGACATACCTGAGACCTATCGCAAGAAAGAATCAGGTAACAGAACGCTATGCAGAGAGTGTAGCTTCTGCTCATTCAAGAAAGCTTGTTGGCCTGACTATCAAGAACTACCTTCTAAGACTTACCAAGGCAAACTAACGCCGCCTACGGTACACTACACTAAGCTAAAGACAGATGCCTAAACCTAAGAGGCTACACCTTAAAGCCAAGTACAGGAGTGGTCTTGAAAAACAGACTGCTCTTGTTTTGTCTGAGTGCCAGAAAAAGGTAAGGTATGAGTTACTTAAAATAGAGTGGGAGGACTTACGTTATCGTACTTACACGCCTGACTTTCAGTTGGACAACGGTATCTTTATTGAGACCAAGGGTATCTTTGACAGTGAGGACAGGCGCAAGCATGTAGAAGTAAGAAGGCAGCACCCTGAGTTAGACATACGCTTTGTATTCAGTAACGCTAGGGCTAAACTCTACAAGGGTGCTAAGAGTAGATATTGCGATTGGTGTGAGAAAAACGACTTCTTGTACTCGCATAGACTAATACCTCAAGGGTGGTTGACAGAGCCGGGAAAGTATGTTACACAGACTAAGATACCACTTAAAACAAAAAGGAAGACTTGATGCCGTATTCACTAGACGATGATGAGATTGCAATACTAATCAAGCCTATGGGTGATGGGCGCATTGGTACTTGTATCTGCAAGAGTGATGATCACGAATTGACTGACGATCAGTTATCAGATGCTATGGGTGTAGGTCTAGCTATGATTGGCTTGTTTGAGTTGCTTAATGATGACGATGATGAAATCTATGAAGACCTCAAGTTTGCACTAGAAGATAAAGTACAGCGTCTACTAGAGGACAATCAAGTGCCTACGGATGATACACCACAATCTTCCTATACAGCAGAGGGTAATGTACTTACACTCAGTGCTTTCACCAAAACTAAGGGTAACTGCTAGTATGGCTAAATGGAAAGAAACAATCATGCCCTTTGAGGTAGACATGGTAGATAAGCCGCCTCACTACAACACAGCTAACATTGAGTGTATAGATGCTATGAAAGCTATGTCAGAGGGTGCAGATGTATCACCCCATGAGGCATACTGTTGGCAGAACTCATTCAAGTATATGTGGAGGTGGCCTTACAAGAATGGTGTAGAAGACTTAAAGAAAGCACGATGGTACTTAGATAGATTGATACAGGAGGTTGAGCGCAATGAAGACTGAGAAGTTCAGTGTTACCTTTGTCTTACAAGTTGACAAGTCAAACAACATATTGTCTTCTCACCCTATGTACTATGAAGAAGATATAAAAGACTTGATGGCTCGTATTATCTATGATATAGATGATGTAGAAATATCTAACATAAACGTAAAGGATCAGGGATGATTACGCAACAAGAGATAGACGATTTCGCTGAGTACGACAGAGAGGCTACTATAGAACACACTCGTAGTCCACTAGATATGGTAAAAGAGTTTGCAGTAGCAATGGATCACCCTCTTGATGAGAAGTATGGTTACAGTAGAAAGCTAGAAGGGTTGCGCTGGCTACTACTCAAAGAGGAGTACGGTGAAGTACGTGATGCAGATGGTCCAATAGAGTTACTCAAAGAATTAGCTGACTTGGTGTACGTTACGTATGGCTATGCAGCTACCTACGGGTGGGACTTAGACGAGGCAGTGCGTAGAGTACACGCATCTAATATGTCTAAGCTAGGGCCACAAGGCAAGCCAATCAAGCGGCCTGATGGTAAAGTATTAAAAGGGTCACACTACTGGAAGCCTGACCTGTCTGACTTAGTATAAGGAAAATAAATATGAGTAATAACTATCTACCAAGTGACTACCAGACCTTTATTGCAACCAGCCGCTATGCACGTTGGCTTGAAGGCGAGGGACGCCGTGAAACATGGGGTGAGACTGTAGAGCGTTACCTACAGAACATTGCTAAGACATGGCTGAAACCTGTTGACCTAGATGAAATGCGTAGTGCTATCCTTAGTCTTGAGGTTATGCCTAGTATGAGGTCACTTATGACTGCAGGTAAAGCTGCTGACCGTGATAACACTTGCATGTACAATTGTAGTTACCTACCCGTAGATGACCCTAAGTCTTTCGATGAGGCTATGTTCATCTTGCTTTGCGGTACGGGGGTTGGTTTCAGTGTTGAGCGTCAGTTCATCGCTAAACTCCCTGATGTTCCTACTCTTTTCCAAAGTGAAACGTGTGTTGTCATCAAGGACAGCAAGGAAGGATGGGCTAAAGGTCTCAGACAAGTGTTGGCACTCCTGTGGGCTGGTGAAATTCCTAAGTGGGATATTAGCAGAGTTCGCCCTGCAGGTGCAAGGCTTAAAACGTTTGGTGGTCGGGCTAGTGGTCCTGCTCCTTTGGTTGATTTGTTTAACTTTGCGGTTACAACATTCAAGGGCGCACAAGGGCGTAGGCTTTCTAGTCTTGAGTGTCATGATCTTATGTGTAAGATTGGTGAGGTAGTTGTTGTAGGTGGCGTTAGACGTAGTGCTATGATCAGCTTGTCTAACCTGTCAGATGACCGTATGCGCCACGCCAAGTCAGGTAACTGGTGGGAGAATGCAGGGCATAGAGCCTTGGCTAATAACTCAGTGTCGTACTCAGAGAAACCTGACAGCATGTCATTTATGCGTGAGTGGACAGCCCTAATGGAGAGTGGGAGCGGGGAGCGTGGTATATTTAATAGAGAAGCTTCGATTAAACAAGCAGCAAAAAATGGAAGACGAGAAACTTGCTATGAGTTTGGAACCAACCCGTGTTCAGAGATTATTTTACGCCCTAACCAATTCTGTAATCTCACAGAAGTTGTCATCAGGGCTACGGATAGTTTGGAAGACCTTACAAGAAAAGTCCGTCTTGCAACTGTACTTGGAACAATACAATCCACCTTCACCAACTTTCCATACTTGCGTAAGGTGTGGAACACCAATACAGCGGCAGAAAGATTGCTGGGTGTGTCACTCACGGGGATAATGGATAACAAACTGATGACCTTAGAGAACAAAGGGTTGTCCGAAACATTGGAGCATCTTAAAAATGTGGCTGTTTCTACTAACGCTGAGTGGGCTGACCGTCTTGGTATCCCTCACAGCACTGCTATTACTTGCGTTAAGCCCAGTGGAACAGTTTCCCAACTGGTTGATTCGGCTTCTGGAATACATGCTCGTCATAGTCCCTATTATATCCGTACTGTGCGTGGAGATAATAAAGACCCATTGACTGCATTTATGCGTGACCAAGGCATCCCTAGTGAGCCTGACGTTATGAAGCCTGATGCTACAACCGTGTTTAGCTTTCCTATGCAGTCACCCTTGGGTGCAGTGTGTACGGCTGACATGACAGCACTAGAGCAATTAGAAATGTGGTTGATGTATCAACGCCATTGGTGTGAGCATAAGCCTAGCGTTACGATTAACGTTAAGTCTGACGAGTGGTTTGAGGTAGGAGCATTTGTATACAAACACTTTGATGAAATGTCAGGTGTGTCGTTCCTTCCGTTCAATGAGCATACGTACCAACAGGCACCTTACCAAGAGTGTACTAAAGAGGACTACTACGAAATGCTTGACAAGTCACCCCCTAAAGTAGATTGGAGTTTATTTGACAACTATGAAATAGAAGACAACACCTCTGGTATGCAAACAATGGCATGTACTGGTGATGTCTGTGAAATGGTAGATATAACCTAAAAAGGAGAACTAAAATGATATGGGCTTATGTAGTAATAATGGCAATGACTACACCTGTTACATCAGAAACAACGTTTATCGTAAATGCACCAAACATGGCATTTAAAAATGAAGATGACTGTCAAACATATAGAGAGTTAAATATGTTGTATCTGTTTCAAACAAGGCCATCACCAAAAGCAAGGGCAGTTAGCGAGTGTGTACCTTTACCTTTTAATGTAGATATAGAAAGTTAGATGATAGTAGGAAGGTCAACAAACATCTTGACAACCTTTCTGATAAGCTTTAAAGTGTTGCTATAAAGACACACACAAGAAAGGTAGCCCCGTGAACTTAGAAGAAGAAGCATTAAACTACAGTAAAGGCAATAGGCAAATCTTTGTTGAAGATTTAACAAAGCTATGTGAGGGACTAGATAATTTTATAGTTAAACATATAGAGCCTTGCCCAGAGCGTAAGCACGTTATGCAGAGCGTTAGGGATGTTTATTTATGGGCTAGGTACTGCTCGGAGTTACATGGCGTAAAGTAAATGTTTCACGTGAAACAAAGCAAGAGGGGCAGTCGTTGTGACCGCCCCTTTTTTTCGTATTAACCTCTAAGTGATTCTCTGGAAGAACGTTTAAGTTCCCGCTTCTCCATCTTTAGAAAACGCCTTAGTAGGCGTAGCTGATCGTATGATAAGTCTTCTACTTTCTTATCTATGCCAATCTCCTCTAAAGCTTCCTCCATGTCAGACATAGTTACACCTGACCCTCGCCTACTAAGCTTAAACATTTCACGATGACGTTTATCTGTAGGGTTGCCTGATCTGTACAACTCAGCCAAAGCTCTTTTTTTAGCCCTAGATACCGCTAGTTTTTGATCGGATTTCTTTTGATCTAATGATGAGTTCTTCCATTTATCACCATAGACAACCTTAGCTGCTTCTGCTTCTAAGTATTTAGTTATAACCCTGTTAAGCGTATTGTTGGCCTCTGGCACAGCCGACTTGACTTCTGTCTTCCACTTAGGCTTACCTATATCAGCAAACATCTTATCAATGGCCTGTGGTGCAGGTGAGTCCCTGTAACCAAAGATACGCCCAATAGCTACGCCTCTAGGTCTTTCTTCCAAAGGTCTTTCCCTAGCAGGTGTTTCTGTCATGTCTAATCCTAGTGCAGTACCTGCAGCAGTAGGTATGCCTGTAAGCTGATCAAAGCCGTCAAAGATACTCTCAACGTAACGTGTGGAGTTGTTGATGAACTTACTACCAATGTTACGATCTGTTTCATTATAGGCGTCACCCATAGCAAACGCTGTAATTTGATTAAGAGGGTCTAGTGGCCTACTAAATCCAGATATATACATAGAACCTATGCTACCAAAGGCTTTCTGCAAACCTTCTTTTAGTTCAGGGTAGTCTCCTGAAAGAGCATCTTGAACAGTTTCAAATGCAGATGATGTTGCTTCACCTAAAGATCGTGTAAGGTTTGCTGTACCAAACGTAGTGGTAACATCATCAATAAGCTCAACAGGTACTTCACCATCGCGTCTAAGGTGCGCCACAATGCGTCCTACACCTTTCCAATAGCTAAATGGGAAGTCATATAGGCGTGACCTTACTTGTCCATCATCGTCACGTTCCTCATGCCAAGCCAAGCCTTCTTCCATGTTCTTCATTTCAAACTCAGATGCTGCGTATACAGCAGTTAATCCTACACCCATCTTAGTTACCATTTCCATAGGGTCTCTACTGTTCTTAGCAAACTTACTATGTACAAGGCTAATAGGGCTGTAATCAGCCATAAACGCAATAGTGTTATTAAAAAACTGCCCAAAGGGAACCATAGCACCAAGGATAGGATACTTACGTGCGTCTTCTATAGTCTTGGCTACCATTTCTACAATGTTACGGTCTCTTTTAAAGTCACCGCCACTAAAAGACTTAGCAAACACATTACGTAATGCATCATCTACAGCAGTAGCTTGTATTTTAATGAAGTCATCAGAGCGCATCTTATTCCAATGTACGGGTGCGCCTTGGGCATCCCTAGCTGACATAAATTCATTGTAGCTTACGTTATACTTAAGCCGTATCTGTTTGTCTATGTTATACATAAACTCCTGTGTCTTAGTCAAAATGTCTACAGCTTTAACCCCATACATGGTTTGAAAGGTGTTAATTATTTTTTCACCAGCACCCTCTTTTTCAAGGTCATCAAACTCTAAGTCTAAGCTCTTTAAAACATCTTTACTGTCTACGCCACCTGATACGTAACGAAATAGCTCATTACGCATCTTAGGGTTAAGAGACAGGAAGTTAAGTGTTTCTTCTTGTGTAGCAAAAGGGTTAAGAAGGTTTCGCATCTTTTGTTTTTGCAAGTCAAACATAAGTTTACTTTTTGTTGCATATTCAACAGCATCTGCTTGACCTGTTAAACCTTTTGCAGCCCATGCGCCACCATAAAGCGCACCCCTAAGTATGTCAGAAACAGATTGAATACCAGAGGCATGTACCCATCCTAACAAGTTAAGCGCAGTAGTACCGGGATGAGTTACAAGCACACGAATAAGGTTATCCTGTGAGCGTCCAAACAAACCACGCTTTCCTTTTTCAGCGTTCTTAGCTGTACCAGTACTAGGGTCCATAACGCCCTCAAGTAGTTCCTCTGGTGTAACGCTTTTACCGTCACCTAGTGCAGCCTTAACCTTTTTAACGTTATTAATATCTCGGCCCAGCATTGAGGCTGTCTGCATTAAGCTACCAGCGTAACTGAACTTCTGTGCCATCAAAGGCATAGCTTCATCTAAAGTATTAACGCCATCAAATCCTTCATCTAAAGCTTTTATAGTATTTTCATACAAAGACTGTATTTCTTTTTTAATGGGTTCAGGTGCGTTCTTGGCTGTATCAGCAACAAAGTGTACTACACCTCGCCATACATCATCTTCACCAACAAGCTTAATACCATTTTGCTCAAATATATCTCTCATACCGTCAAACTGGTTTTCACCTTTTTTATTACCATTTAGAAAAGCACTAATGCCTTCTACTGAATCTGGACTACTGGTAACTCCGTCTTCTCTTAAACCCTTTGCAGTCTTTCTACCTTCCGCTAACATCTTAGCCCACTTTTCAGAGGCCTCCTTACTAGCGTTAATAGAGGCTATAATTTTATCTCTAGCTTGTTTTGCCTCTGCAGTGTCTGCTCTAAGTTTTTCTAATACTTCTTTATTCTTTTCTATGCCCTCTTGCTTTGCCATCTTTATAGCTGCAGCTTCTGCAGTTACAGCAGCATCATATGTATCTAAGACTACAGACTTGGGTAGGTCTGTACCAGAAAACATACCTAATGTTTTAACTAGCCCATAGCCAAAGAAACCGCCGCCAGCAATTAAGCCAGAGTTTAAATAACTAAACTCATCTTGAAAGCCTACCTCACGGTAAGTCATATTTTGCTGTACTGCATCAATACCTATAGCACTAACAGTCTCAACACCAAAGCCAACTCTAAGCTCTTTAGTTGCAGCTTTTTCAAGCGCACCCTTTACAACACCTTCTTCAAGCTCATCTACAGCCTCACCCTTTAGTGACTTACTAAGCACACGTTGACGCGCTCTACCTATCTCAGCTTTTATGGCTGGCTTAAGCATAGAGCGTTTAGCACCTTCTTGTCCTGCCTTCTTTATTATTTGATTAGCAGATATTGTTAAAGCTTCTTTTGCAGCTTCAGCAGCAACCTTTGAAGCACCACCTGTAGCTAACTTACCAGCACCAAAGCTGACCAAGTTAACAGGGTCTACAATCAAAGCCATACCGTAGTCATACACACTGTCTAGCTTTTGACCAACAGTGCCACCACTAAAGGAACCCTTCATGTTATCAAAGAGTTTGTACGAGTTGAGAGCTTTTACTTTCTCTTCATCGTCAGCTTTGCTTAAGTAGCTGGCTTCCCCTAGTACACTAAGGGTGTTACCTACGTTAAACTTTCTGTTGTAATTAATCCACTTATCTACGACTTCTTGCCTGTCGTGAGACTTCTCAGACATACCAAAGCGAGCTTTCATCTGCGCTTCAATGACGTTGTAGTTGTGATCCTCTGTGAGATCACTAATGCCAAACGTATCCTTCTCACCACCTGTGTAGGTCATGAAGTCAGGCTCTTGTTGGCTTGGGTTTATAAACTTTGCGTCAAGCACTCTCATTATTCAGCAACCTCTGAGTTAGGAATGAGGGTCTTATCTAAGCCTTCTATTAGAGGATATCCTGTGCGAGGATCATGGGTATCTCCGAAGGTAGCATCCCAAAGCTCATACTCATAATACTCTCGGCTATTTATATCTTCAGGTCTTGGGCCTTGAGGTCTAACTATTTTGTAAGTACCATCGTAGTTGTACTTATCTCCATATTGATCATCCCAATCATCTATGGCTCTTTTGTTTCTAGGTCTCTCTAATAGTTTCTTTTCCTCACCTCTATACGTAGGCTCTGGACGTGTAGGTACGCCTTCAGGGGCTACAGTAGGTTGGGCTTTTAGAGTTAGATCACTATTGTAAGTCCCTTCTTCTACAGGCAGTTCTGTTGGGGGCAGTTCTACAACTTTAGATTCCTCAAAGGGTGCATCTTCTGGACGCCCGATTAACTCTCCATTTGATATAACAAAGTCTTTATTATTGTCCCTAAAGTACTCACCTACTTGTACGTCTGTAGATTCACCTAAATCTTCAGGTCTAGTAGCCCCTGTTAGATTATTATCTATAAGGTCTTGCTCAAGTTGTTCTGCTAACTCTTCTGGTGTAAGTGGCTCTGGTGGATTAAGTATTGCATCTAGGGCAGCTTGACCGCCATATGCACCTCTAGCAGACCTGTTGTCAGAGAAAGGATTTTGTTCGTGTACTTTTCTAGTAGCCTCACTAAATGCCTCAAAATAAACACTGTCAGGATCAGCTAAATCAAAGAATATATCATCTGTGTCACGGACACTAAAGCCTGAATCTGAATTTGACTCCCTCATTTCAACTGCTTGTCTGTCTGCTGGTGAAAGATTTTTAAGTGTCTCTCGTACAATAATATTTGTAGTGTTTTTCCAAAGTCTAACTTCGCCAGCAGAAGGCTCATTACCCCTAAGAACAGACCTGTCAAACACAGCAGAACCTTCAGTGCCAAGCATAGAAGGTGAAGACGCTGACATAGCTCTTAGTTCTCTAATGGACTTACCACCGATACCCTCAGAGGCATCAGTTAAGAAGTCCTCAAGCTCATCATCATAACGCTCACCCATGTTATACTTAAGTTGCTCAAAGAAGTTTCTATCTTCAGCCTCTTGTATTACAGGCGCAGTTGCAGCCCCTGCAGATGCACCAAATACTTTAGCTACAGCAGCCTCAAAGGTAGTCTCAGTTGTAGTGAAGTCATCTGCAGAAGTCCATAGCTTATTCATAAGGTCTTTGTCTACTTTTGTATTATTAGCTATTTCATACTCTTTTACGTATTTAGATAACTCAAGCACAGAACCTACGCCGTGCTTTTGGAGTAGCTGGATTGCATCTGGGGTATCTAACCCACGTGCTTTTAAGTCATCTAAAGCAGACTGTACGCTCTCTTGCTGTTGCTTAGTTTCATTAAGAGCCTTAGTACCATAAGTAGCTAACCAATCACGCTGCCTACGTTTATTCTCACGTAGCTCTTTTTTAAGCTCCCCTGTATTCTTTGTGTATTGCTCTGCTGCACCAGCTACTGCACTTAAGACGTTTAAATTAATACCCATGAGTTATGCTCCCCTACTCATTAAGCCCATGCCCATGTCTTCTGGTGTAGGTGGCTCCTGTGGTTCTTCTGCTTGTGCCATATCCATAGGCTCATCTTGCTCCTGCATATCCTCAAACTCTTCTGTCTGGGGGCTAGTCATAGCCTCCATAGTTTGTGATATTTCAGCTTTGCCTTCAGGTTGATTGCGTTTCATCTTGGATATAACAAGTGTCTTAAGCTTTTCTTTAGCTTCTTGCTCTTTCTCTGCATCCTCTGGGAAATGCTCATCGTATTCAATGCCAGCCATGTCAGCTATAGATACAACCTCTTTATGTATGGCAGGGGCAATCATAAGTCCAACATCAACGCTGTGAATACCGTTACCTATAGCCATAGTTAAAGTAGTGTTGGTGATTACATCTGCAGGTACACCAAGTTCCATCATGTAAAGCGCACTATCCATAAACTTAGGGCCAGCCATCTTTTTAAGGTGCATACTAAGTGCCTCGGTAGGATCGGCAGTCTCAGGTGGACGCTCCCAAGCGTAGTTGCTTGGCTCGTCTGTAAGTGATTGGCCGGGAATTGGGCCGTTTAATGCTCTACTCATTTTTTAAAGTATCCTACTTTTTCCATCATTGCCATTGTTTTTGGACCCATAATGCCATCATTTACTAATTCAGAATATTGTCTTTGAAATGCTAAAACATCCTCTTTAGATACAAAAGGATAAGATTTTGTTCTACCACCCAAGCCATTTGGTTTTAGGTCTTGGAAGTTAAATGTTCTAGCTTTATAGCCAGCACGTTCTTTTCCAGTTAATTTCTTTAACATATGATTTAATGCTAGTACACCTTCCGTTGCCATTCTATCTTGATAAGGAAGCATACCATGAGTATCAAATTTATCATAGCCAATTTTAGTCTGTTCATGTATATCTTTAGATAGTGATGTAAATGACTTTAGTTGTTCAGCGGTTGCATCATTAACAGAACCTAAAAGAGTTATAGCTATGGTATTTTCATTAGTAAGGATGTCGCCTTTTTTCATAAGTTCTAAGGCTTCTGTCTCTATTGCTTTATACTCCTTGGTATCGGTATTACCTTTTGCTTTTTTCTTATATCTTTTTTTATACTCTCCTGCAGCCCACCTAGCTAAACCGCCTACATGATTAACACGCTTTTCTAAAGGTGCGCCTTGGTGTACTACGCCTTTCCTATCAATGTAGAAGTGGTAGCCTACTTGTTGGTGTTTTGTCTCACCGTCTTTTTCATAGCTGGTTATATTCATACCACCACGTATATGTTTCTCTGCCCCTGTATGTTCTGTATGATGTACAACTACTCCTGCATAACCTATGCCTTGATTTTCTGCCCGTGATGTAGCTCCTTGACCATACATATCACTAAATTGGCCCGGTTTTGTTGTTGCTTGAACTACCTTACCGTCCTTTACTTCAAGTACTTGTCGCTCATTTCCAGACCTAATTTTATCGGCTACAGTAGTGTCAATAACAATGCCAGAGCCTTCTAACGGTTTATATGACCCTTTTAAAAAAGAACCTACTGTTGTAATAGTGCGCTGCTTTTGTTCTTCTTTAGTTAAATAAGTAGCCTCACCTAAAGTATCGCCTTTGGGTAAATACTTTTGAGTTTCATTCTCAGTATCTTTCATAACAGCAGATAGAATATTAGTAATACTTTGGCTTTGAATGTCCTTACGAATTTGCTCTTGTTTAGCTAAAGCTTCCTCAGAAGCCCCATAAGAATCCTTATACAAGTTCTGCCCTGCATCACTTAAAGAGAAGTTAGGCTGTTTTCTTTTCTTAGTTTGAACACCCAAGCCCCTGCCTTTACCAGCTTCTTCTACACCAGCTTGTATCTCATCAGCTACAACTTTAGGACGCTCTTTGGAGCTAAAATCAAATAGCTCTTTTAGTTCTTTATTAAAAAATCCCATTATTAACTCCAATCAAATCCTACTACTGCTGCACCAATCTGACCCCACATGTTTGACTCCGCTGACTTTGTATTAGCTGCATTTGTAGCTGCATTAGTATTAGCTGCAGAGGTAGCTTGTATGTTAGCAAGAATAACGTTGTTAATTCTTTCCAAAGCATTGTTACTTGTCTGCCAAGTATAGCTCAACAAGTCACGCTCTCTTTGCCAAACTTGGTCTAGCGTACTAGCTGTAAACGCATTCATAGCTTTAGCGTCCTGCATGTTAGCCTCGTTCTGTGCGGCTGTGTTAGTTGTGGTTGTAGCTTGACGCCACTGTGCATTAGCCTGTGCTATGATTAAAGCATTCTTAGTGTTAAACTCTTCTCTAGCGTTGTTCTGTTCTTCATTAAACTTAGAGATAGCGTTTACTTCACCTACGTTAAACTGCTCTAAAGCATTGCTTTGTGCAGCGTTAAACTGAGAAGTACGGGACTCTAAGTCAGCCATGAATTGATTTGTTTGATTAACACTAGAAGCGTTAAACTGTTTAGCTGCATTGTCTGCTGCAGCGTCACTAAGGATTGCTTGCTGTACTGAGTTAGCCTTAAAGATTTCTACCTGTTGAGCATTATTTAGATTAGTCAAGTCCATCTGCAGGAAGCTCTTAGCGTTCTCTACTCTGGCTTGCTGTTGATTACTCAAGTTAGCCATATCCATGTTAGCCATAGCTGCAGCGTTAGCCATGATCTTAGCGTTCCTAGAGTTAAGATTAGTTAAGTCTACAGTCTGAGCCATACGTGCATTCTCTAATGCAATCTGTTGTTCTGCAGTAAAGTTAACATTAGCTATGTCACTGATCTTAGCTGAATTAGCTACACGTGATTGAAACTCCTGATTGAAGTCTAACTTAAGAAAGTCAGCACGTTGTTGTGCAGCAAACAAGGCAGTCTGTTGGCGGTTACTTAAGTTAGCAGCCTCAAATGCAGCCGTAGTCTGTGCATCTTGTTGAGCGATAGGTAAGGCTGATTCCATTGCAGCTTGTACAATGGCTTGTCCTGCCATGCTACTAGAGCCTAGCCCACGTGCAGCCATAGCTGCTGTAGCGGCTCTCATGGCTCCTGCAGCCCATGCAGGTGTAGCACCATCATCAAAGTCATCCATCAAGTCATCTAGCTGGCCTTTTACAGTAGCTTGCTTAGATGGGTCAGCTTGTGCAGCTTCAAACTCAGTAGCTTCCTTGACTGCAGCCATGTTAACGGCAGAGCCATCTAGTAGCTCACCTGTCTCAACTTTACGTGCATCAGGTTTAACTACCTGTGTAGCATCAGCTATCTGATCTACATCAAGGTCTGTACCAGCTACTGTGGTAGGGTCTTTAGTGGCAGCGTCTACTGTAGTTGATACAGCACCTTGCGCTGCGTCTACGCCACCTAGTGCAGTATCTACTGCTCCTTGCGTTGCTGTAGCTTGTACGGATGCAGGGGTCATAGCGTCAGGGGTTACAGCCTGTTGTCCTGTACCTGTTATCGTAGGTGTAGCCCCACCTGTAGCACCTGCATCACCAAGGCCGGGAGCAATAGCAGTGCCTACAGTGTTAGGATTTATTGTGGATACAGGGGTTTGTGTTGCTAGTTGTTCAGGTGACTTAACTGCAGTACTTACAAGGTTCTGCTGTCCCTCAGTCATAGCTGCAGCACCAGCAGCTTGTTGCTCTTTAGTCTTATCAGCAATAGCTTTAATCGTAGCAGGATCACTTTGATCCATAGCGTACAGATCAGCAAGCTCTTGATTGATTTTGTCTAGTTTGTCTTGCATTGGAGTCATATTGGAACCGCCTACGGGTTTAGGTGAAAAAGGAGGGATAGGTCCACCAGTAGTAAAAGGTACATTAGGATTTGCAGCAGCCTCTAGTTGAGCTTTTCTAGCAGTCACAGCCTCTTTGAAGTAAGGTGGATACGCCCCCGGTACTTCACCAGCTTGGTAAGCTCTAATATCCTCTAAAGACATCTTAGATGCCGCTTCATTAGCCCTTGAGTCATAACCCTTATTAACGGCTGGTTGCACTGCTGGTTGCACTGCTGTATTAGGATCGGTGAAGCCTCTGGGGGTTGACGCAAATGGGGTATCTAGTTGAGCTTTTCTAGCAGCCAAAGCTTCTAAATATCCCGGTGGATAGCCCATTGCAGGCATTGGTGCATTTAACTGCTCTAAAGACAGACTAGATGCTATACGTTTATTTGCCTGATCCTGTGTTTCACCGGGCAAGTTATCTGTCATCATCTGCATGCTTAAGTCTTTCTCTTATTCAAAGCCATCTTTTAGGCCATCTAGTATATCTTGTACACTTACTTTCTTCTTGGCATTAGGTGTGTACCTGCACATGTATGTCTTAGGACACTCACTAAACTTAAACATAGGGTAGTGGTAGCCTATTGTACCATTAGGTCCACGGTAAATGCAAACCATTTCTCCCTGTATCTTAACTCTTTTTGCTAAGTGACACTGTACAAACTCAGGGTTACTTAACAGCCCTGCTAACACAAGGGGTAACACAACAAGATTAATCATTAACTAATTCCTAGTGCTATTAAATACATGCCTCCACCTAATACACTAATGATTAGTAATGATAGGCCACCTATGGCTGCGTTGTTAGCCATCTGTCTCTTAGCTTCCATTGCTGCATACACAGTCTCTTCACGTTCCTTACGTATCTGCCTACGCATACCTAGCATTTCATCGTATGTGCCAAGACCAAACCTGTAGTCTAACATAAACTTTATTTCTTTTTCTTTCTCAAGCAATGTCTTCTTACGAACAACAATGTCCATTGCTTCTTGTTCAATGTTGTCACTGCCGTGGGTCTGCTTGTCTAACCATGTAGGTTTCTTACGTTGAGACTCAGCCCTAGTAATGTCAGCTACTGCACCGTACCATGCCCCTAGTTGCTGTGATACATCTTGTATCTCTCTGCCAGCCCCTACAAGCATCTTGACCCCTTTGAAAGCTGCATTGGCTGCAGCAAAAGCTGTGATGGGGTCAATCATTAGTCTTACCTCTTGGCGTGACTAGCAGCAACTATGTTCAACGCTTCCTTAATTGCAGTAACGTTAGCATCAATACGTGCAATCATTACGTCATTCTCATGTATGTCATCAGCTAGTCTTGCTGTGCTGTTTTCCATTTCAGATATGTCACTTCTGTTATACTGGATGTCTGACACCATGCCTGATACTGCCCAGACAATAGCAGCACCTTGGGCTAATAATGCACCAACTATTGTTACTACTGTCCAGTTAATATCCATTTATTTATCCTATAAAATTTGTTGCAGCCGTAATAGCATTATTAACAGGTGTCATGTTTTCACTACCCCAGTCATCTAATGTTTTCATGTGAGCAATATAGCCCATGCTACGTGCTACACGTGCTTTCTTTTCAGCAGTGGTCATGTCATTGCAGAACTCATTGTCGTCATCAATTACGTTCGTGATTACACTTACACTGCCCAGCATTGCTGAGTAATCCTGTGCTATCTGTGCTGTTTCTCTTGCCATTGTGTTTATCCTTCTAAGACTGTGATACGGGCCGCTAAGGCTTCAATTAAAGCGTTCTGTTCTTGCAGGGCTTTGACTAAGATTGGCACAAACTTGCTGTACTGTAGACCCATCTGCTTGCCATCACCTGATGTAGATACTATAAGGTTTTTCTTAGCAGCAGTTGTGTATCCAGCAGCTTCTTCAAGAGCTTGAACATCTTGTGCTTTAAAGCCTATGTCCAACCAATCTTCTTTATGTGTGCCGTCTGGTGTCTGTGCATCTAAATCATAATTATCAGCAGACTTGTCACCGTATTTAGAACGTTTGTCCCACTTGTACGTTACAGGGTTTAGTGCCTTAACAAAGTCTAAACCTAAATCTAGTGCAGTAAAGTCTGTCTTGTCACGTTGATCAGAGGCTACAGTCCAATCAACTTGAATGTTAGCTGCGGATATATTTTCATCACCTAACCCTATCTCATTAGATGCTGTAGTGATATTACCGCCGGGACTACCTGTAATTCCTGCATCTTTACCCAAAAACAAATTGTTACTACCTGAGGTTACAGAACCACCTGCTAGTGAACCGAGAAAGGTGTTCTTTGTACCTGTGGTGACTGCTACTCCTGCGGAACGGCCTACTGCTGTATTAAAAGAATCTGTAGCTGAAGTAAAGTTTTGAGCATTTAAAGCACCTGTGCCTACAGCTACATTTTGACTGCCTTTAGTGTCGGCACTTAATGCGGCATGACCTACTGCTACGTTAGAACCTCCAACTGTAAGAGAATCCCCTGCTAAACTACCAAATAAATCATTAAATCTACCTGTTGTGATTGCTGCTCCTGCTGCACTTCCTACAGCCGTGTTGTGAGAATCTGTGGCTGATGTAAAGTTTTGTGCTTCTAATGCTGCAAAACCTATTGCCGTGGAGTTACTACCTAAGGTGTCAGAAGTTAATGCACCTTTACCAACTGCTACGTTTAAATCAGCATCAGTCAGAGCATCACCAGCAAGACCACCAATAATCGTGTTGTTTACGCCCGTGGTGATTCCTACTCCTGCACTAAAACCTACTGCAACATTGTAGTTATCAGTAGCTGATGTGAAGTTTTGTGCGCCTAAAGCAAGCTGGCCTATAGCCACTGCTGTAGCACCTTTTGTATCTGCACTTAAAGCCTGTTTACCTAAAGCAGTGTTACCACCACCTGTATTAAGTGCATCACCTGCAAGACTACCGATTAAAGTGTTATCTACGCCCGTGGTTACTGCTTGTCCTGCAAAACTACCTACAGCCGTGTTAAACGTGTCTACATCACCCGAAGGATTCATATTCTCCAGCGATTTAAAGCCTACTGCCGTATTTTTATCTCCACGTTGATTGGTTGTAAGACTGCTACTACCAACTGCTACGTTAGTATTTCCGTCAGTAATAGCATCGCCTGCCTCTGATCCTATCAAGCAATTACTTGTACCTGTTGTGACTGCTGTTCCTGCAAGATAACCAACAGCAACATTGAAACCATCTGCCCCCGCATTAAGTGTTTTTAAAGCCTGATACCCTACTGCAGTATTAGTACCGTGAGCATCTTCAGTTTTAAGTGCTTCAAATCCAATGGCTACATTGTTATCACCCGTAGTCAAAGCAGTACCTGCCTCATCGCCCACAACGGTATTAAAATTACCGCCAGACTGAATAGAGTTACCTGCGTTTACACCTGCACGAAAGTTAGATGTACCTGCTGAAGCAGTAATAATATCTGCACCATCTGCAAAAGTTACATCACCAGTAACTGCACCACCAGTTAAGGGCAATGCATCTGCCGATTGAAATGTACCAAAAGACACAATCTCTACTACATCATTAGCTGCAGCCCCTACAGCCAACACTACGTCTGACCCATTGGAAGCTGTAAAATCAGCCCGTGCCAGATGCACCCCGTTCAGATACACTGATACGAAATTAGGCGTGTAGCCTTGGGTAGTAAAGGTAGTTTGATTTGATGTGGCTGTATATACATCCCGACTTTGTGTAGCTTGTGGGGTAGGTATTGCGCCTATATATCCTGACATTTTGTTTCCTTATGAGTTTACCATACCGTACATAGTGATTGTCCCACTTGCTATGTTACCACTTGTAAAACTAAATTGAACTGCATTTACAACTGTAGCAGCTTTAGTTTTTCCTCCTCCATTGGGAATAGCAGAATTGACCTGTCCATTGGCTCTTGTCATAAGGCCAGTATTAGTAACATATGTCGGTACATTTAAATGAGGTCCATTTATTCTTGTGTCTCCACTAAAACCTGCATCAGAGGCTGCATTACCTAGAGAGTAATACCCTAATGATATATACGTGCTATCTCCTGCACTAACACCAGCACTTGCATCAACTGTGTAGCTATCACTAGCAGCTAAATAGTTACTTCCACTATCTACAGATAGCCTTATTCTAAGGTATTGATCGTCTGTGGCAGGTAAAATATTAGCATGTGTAAACAAATAGCTATCATATTTACTACTGTCAAAACCTGTAAAGGCAAGGGCAGTAGAACCACTAGCATCAGCAGTAGCAATAAACTCTAGCCCACCACCTAGCTTAGTACCCATGTACGTAGCTAAAGTGTCAACCTTAGTCATCCTCATGGTTCCACCGTCATTAGTAAGGAACCCATCACCGTCAGCAACAGCAGTTGTACCACGTGCAGTGCCACCATCAATTAGATTAATCTCAGCACCTGTAGCTGTTACTGCAGTACTGCCTAAGATCAGGTCACCATCAGGTACAATTACATCACCAGCAAAGTTAACTCCTGTAGTACCTGTAGGTACATGAGCTACTAATGCATCAGCATCATTCTTAATTGTAACGTCACCTGTACTACCTTGCCCTGTAATAATTAGACCTTCAGCAGAGGTAAAGCCAATAGCAGCATTATCTCCTGCAGCAGTGTCACCCGTAGGTTCCATTGTAGCTCCTGCTATAGTACCAGAAAACCCACCGCCTACAATGTTAGCTGTATCTCTTGCTTTAGTCATAATTTATCCTTTAGCTAGGCTTAGTAGGCCACGTAATACTATTAGGGAATCCACCCTGTGCTGGTACATCCCGTAGTGCTGCACGATAAGTCTTCCAGTTATCTGCAAGTGTTACGTCACTGTTAGCCATCCAGTCTGTAGATGCTAGTAGTGCATCACGTTCTTCACGGACCTGTACAGCAGCACGTGTGTCTGCACCATCAGCCCATGCCTGTTCTTCAGCATCACGTGCAGTCTCTTCCTCTGCTGTGAACTGTACGTTTTCTCCGTTAATATTATGGTATCTTGGCATT